GAGATGGAAGACGACATCTGGAAGAAAGAATGCGGAGGTAACAATCAGCAAGATTGCTTGCTCTAACTTCAATTTTTTCAAACTAAAGGTCTAAAGTGGCTACCATTGTATGTATCGGAGTGAAAACTCTATTAAGCGAGAATCCGATAGTGGCAATTCGGAATCACTCAAGATGATTTGGAGCAAATCCGCGTGGGTTCGAGTCCCACTTCTCGCACACTTTGTAGTCTAGACATTCTATTCTACAAAATTGACCTATGAAAAAATTGAAATTCTTATCCGCACGTAAGATAATCAACCCCCAACACACTCAACACATATCTCCTTTCTTAGAGATGTACACCTCCTTTCCTTCCCGCTTTGCCGTCTTCCGTGGTCCGTACCATTCTACGCTCCGTACGGAGCTCATAAATTCTATTATGATCTTTGACTCTACGCCGTCAGCGGATGACAGTTTCTATACGGCGACAATGCGCCCGTGGGTTGGTACAATTGTGGGACATGACGATATGCCTGACACGACGGTGCGTACGGTGAAGATTCACTCGCCGTCTCGCAAGGACCACCACAGGCTTCCCTTCAGCCCATCCAACGAGCGTTTTGTTGTGCTCCCTTTCCGCGTGGAGGTGAACACTGCGTGGGTCTATAGCTGGATTCCGATACTCGCCTTTGAATGTACCAATTGGATGCCGCGGTTCGAACAGCTGAGCGACATTCACATGCTTCACCAGATACAGAGTGTGCTATTCAAGCACCACTACCAGAACATCCAATACGTCGCAGGTGCGCTCATGCGCCGGCAGACGCCACTGCCGTCCTACATTACATGGCTGCAGTCGCTACCGGATCCTTATACTCTGATGAATCGCAGTGAGATCAATGCTATCCCGTACATAGGATTATCACCGACAAATATCCACACGTTGCGCCGCGACATCATTATGGACTACCACCGTCGTAACATGGCAGCAGGTACAGTGATAGATGCGGCTGTGGCTGCTGTTGCTGCGCAAACACCGGCTGTAGATGACGACGACTACTCTTCTATGTTTGACGCGGCGGCGGGCTATGTGGCGCCAGCCGAAATGACAGAGGAGCCACCCACCATTCCCACCTTCATTCTGGAAAACCATCTTGCGCACGAAGTCCAGAAGGGCACCGAGTGCCCTATCACCTTTGAGCCGCTCATTAGTCTTACCGAAGTCGCCATGAGTCGTGATTGTGGTCACTTCTTTGAGCAGGCAGCATTGAAGGCTTGGGGCAATGTACAACAGAGTGCTGGCACAGAAATTGTGTGCCCTGTTTGTCGCAAAGCACTCAACCAAGTTGTCACAATGACAAACAAGTCTTATATACCACCTATTGTCACCTAAAAGCCATAAAAAGCCATAAAAGCCATAAAAAGCCATAGCCACCCAATGAAACCCCAAAAAATCAAAAATTTTTCAATGAAAATTGAATCCGCGCGAGAAACCATCCGGACTCTCACTTAAAACTAATTTATTCGGCTTAACTATCAATCACACTGGCCTTATCCTATTTCACTATCTCTCGTCCAGCGCTCAAGCACCAACTCGAACTATGGCAGCGTTGCTTACCCACAATCACTCCTCACTACGCAGTGAAATGTAATAACGATATAACAATGATGCGATGGATGACAGAACTTCACCCCACAATAGGTTTCGACTGCGCCAGCCGCAGGGAAATCTTTGAAGCCCTGCCCCTTGTAACACCCAATCGCATTATTTACGCCCAACCCTGTAAGAAATCAGAAGATATTAAGGTGGCAAATACGCATAGTATTCCACTTTCAGTGGTAGATTCAGTTGAAGAGACAGAGAAAATGAATGGATGGACCGGTAGCATTTTGATCCGCCTGCTGGTCGAAGATAAAGGCTCGAAACAGCCTTTTGGTAAAAAATTTGGTGCCCCGCTTCAATGGCTGCCAAAGATTTACGATACAGCACGCGCCCTTAAACTTAACATGACAGGCTTCAGTTTCCACGTTGGAAGCGAGTGCCAAAACCCAGAGCAGTACGCATCGGCAATTCAGGAGTGTAAGAAAGCCGCAGTAATTGCCAAACACCACGGATTTGATACAACAACAATAGATATTGGCGGCGGTTTCCTAGCGGACGCGGAGTCCTTTAAGATGGTAGCAACCACAATTAACTCGGCGCGTAAAGAGCATTTTAATGACCCAAAAATCGAGTTTATTGCGGAGCCTGGTCGGTTCTTAGCCGCTCCTACCCACACTCTTTATACAACGGTAATTGGTAAGAAGCCGGTGTATCCTGAGCCAAAATACGACTCAGAGCCGATGTGGCGTATTACGATTGATGAGTCAGTGTACGGATCTTTCAGTAATATTCCGTTCGACCACCAAACTCCTACTTTGGAGCGCCTACGCCCCAAAAAACACGTAGAAACTGAAAGACCTACGGTTGTCTTTGGCAGAACGTGCGACAGCGGCGATTGCCTAGGCGAAAATATTCCTCTTGTAGACGTGGAAGTAGGAGATATATTAAAAGTGCCAAACATGGGCGCTTATACGACCGTCACTGCGTCAGAATTTAACGGCTTCCCGAAGCCTGAGCGTATTTACGAACTTCACTAATTACATTCATCTATTGTAAGGCATGCTAGGATTCAAGTTACCTGGATTATTTATCAATACAAAAACCCCAGGTTTATATCCCACAACATTGAAAGAAAGTCAAATAAAAGCCCTAAAAGAACGATTGGACAATTTTGATTTTAGAATGGGTACGAAAGAACAGTATATGGAGGTGGAATCGATTATGAACATATTAAATGGGACTTTGGAGAATGAGGCGGACCAAATGGATTTAGCAGGTCTTTTTCTTGTCTTAAACAAAATAAAATATCATAGAGAAACCTGGCGTCAGCAACCAGATCAATTTGTGAACGTGCTACTAAAAATCGTAGACCGTATTAAGGGACAAGTAGGCGGAATGAAATCTTATCAACCACGTAGATTTGTTTTACCCCAGCGCACCGCTCTACAACCAATGCGTCAGATGCCGCTACACGGTACAATGTCAGCCGCCGAGGCAACCCAGAAGCAGCAGTTTTTTCGCCAGAATCACAACCTCAAGACCCGTAAGATAAAGGCAGCAAACAAAGCAAATGCTGAGATGAACTATGGTAACGTTGCACCTATCACAAATAATAATATGTACAATTTAATTAATAGACCGACCCACAAAAAGATGTGGAATAATTATTTTTCTAATAAGAAAGGCGGTACCCGTAAAAATAAACTGCCGAAAAGCAATACCCCTGAGTTTCGCAAACAGGTAATAAATACTATTAGGTCAAGAATCAATCTTACAAATACTCATAAGGCAATGCTGATTCAACGGTACGAAGATGCGGCAAAAGCAGGATTAGCGACACCAAATGAAATTTCTGCGTTGGTTACGCTCGCCCAACTAAAAACGACTCGCCGCCGACGGTAATCTAAAGGGAGGACGTATTGGAAACCTTGGAGACGTCGACCAACGGCACAAGTCACAGGGCTTTGAACCCTATAATCTGGGTTCGATTCCCAGCGTCTCCTTTAAAACATGCGTCGTTGTATATATACAAAAATGAAGACCCGGATTAAGGGTCTATATATAATCAATGGGGTTTATTTACAAAATCACGAATATAATAACAAATAAATGTTATATTGGTGAGACTATGCAAAAATATGCTCATAGACGTTTTAGAGCACATATGAATGCTATTCGCAGAGGAGGCGGATGTCCTGCGTTAAGAGATGCTGTAAAAAAGCATGGTGAGGAAAATTTTAAGTTTGAAGTTCTCCTTACTTGCCCCGATGAGGATAGATTTCGTCTTGAAAAGGAATATATAAAACAACATAACTCGCTTGTGCCGAATGGATATAATATCCGTGATGCAGGAGAGGATAGTTCTGGTTTTAAACATAGTGAGGAAACAAAGGCTAAAATATCAAAAATATCTAAAGAAACATGGAAAGATCCAGAAAAATTAAAAAGATTGCGAGAAAATACTAAAAAATATTGGGGAAAAGAAGAAAATAGAAAAGCACAATCAGAAAGAATTAGAGCATCTGAGAATCATAAAAATGGGGTTAGAAATAAAATTTTAAATATTAAATTAAATGATGAATCTAAAAAGAAGATAAGTGAAAGTTTAAAAAAATATCATAGTGAAAATAAAAATGGTGTTTCGGATGCTACAAAGAAAAAGATAGGAGATGCCCAATGTAAACCTATTATACAATATAATAAGGAAGGAAACATTATTAAAAAATTTATTAGCACAAAAGAAGCGTCCTTGGAATTAAATATTGCGCAGGGAGCTATTTGTCAAGCACTTAATGGCAGATCCAAGACTTGTGGTGGATTTATCTGGAAATTTGATGAAACAGTCTAAAGAAATAGCAAGTCTCTTTAGTTGGAGCTATCGTATAGTTGGTTTTTTTAGTACACAAGATTCTGATTCTTGTAACCCAGGTTCGATTCCTGGTAGCTCCTTGTATGTGAACTATTTATAATATTTCACATAAATAGAAATGTCAGCTTTTCGCCCAAGCCCGTGGCTATTACGATCACAGGAAAACAGAAATAAGCCTGCGCCATTGTCATTGAATAAACCAGTAATTAAGAAGAATAATAGTACTAAACGTATAGCCTTTGCGCCCGTGAAAGCTGTCCCGAAGACGCGCAAAGGGCGGAAGGCAAGGAAAACTCGAAAAATTCGCCGGTAGTCGGACAAAATTGACGGTCTAAAGATTTCCACCGTGGATACAGTGGGAGGA